ACCACGGATTTTTCAGACAACACATTCGATAACATCGACCCTATACACATGCTCACGCTAAAAGCTGCTCAGTTAAATGGGAAACAGAACTGGACTGCCGGTGTGATCGTTTTAAACCCATCAGATAGTTGGCAGGCTGCGGTTTTTAAAGCCAATGAGACATCAAGCTTTGAAGCTGTTGTGTTGGATAAGCCAAATACTGGAGCGTCCACTCTTGAAGATGCAGTCGCATTTCGCCATGAACTTAAAGCCAAGCTTGGCCGAGAAGTTTTCATGATCTGTTCCTTACCAGGAATTAATGATTCCGAGGACGGTGAAACATGGGCCGAGTGGTTAGCGCAAACGGTGAATGTGCCAAAGAGCATTGCAAGTGAATACATCACCGTAGTGCCACAAGTACACGAAGGAAACTCTACAGTTGGCATTTATGCAGGTCGGTTGGCCAATCAAGAAGTATCTATTGCTGATTCACCGGCACGAGTAAAAACAGGCAGCATTCTGGGCAGTATGAAATTAGCAAAAGATAAGGATGGAAAGCCATTAGAGCTAGCAACACTTAAAGCACTAGAAGCTGCTCGAATCGCTGTGCCGATGTGGTATCCAGACTATCCGGGACAATATTGGACAACTGGACGTACGCTAGATGTCCCTGGTGGTGATTATCAAGATATTCGTCACATTCGTGTCGCCATGAAAGCAGCACGTAAAGTGCGGGTACGAGCAATTGCACGAATTGCTGATCGAGAATTCAATTCCACACCAGGCAGTGAAGCCAGCGCAAAGCTGTATTTTACTCAAGACCTCCGTGAAATGGCGGTAGTGAAAAAAATTGGTGATTACGAGTTCCCTGGTGAAATCAAACCACCTCAAGACGATGACATCACCATTACATGGGTTAATAGTGAAGAAGTTGAAATTCTACTCGCAGTTACACCTTACGAGTGCCCAGTGAAAATCACCATCGGCATCATGCTCAATCAACGACTAGGGGAGTAAACAATGAATTCTCGTTATACAGGGCGAAGCTTCGACATAAACATGCTGGGGATTTTGGTTCATGTGGAGTCGGCTACAGCAACCATCAATGATGAGTCTGCTGTTGATAAAGAGCGCGGCATTCCCACTGGATTTACTCATGGAGCTGTGAGTTGTGATGTTGAGTATGAGCTGGACTTGAACAACTTCCGTAAGCTTCAACAAAAAGCTCGCGAAGCTGGCAGTTGGCGCGGTATTAAGCCACACGACTGTATGTTCTATGCAAATACTGGCGATGATGAAGACAAAGTAGAGCTGTTTGGTGTGAAGCTCCAAATCTCAGATTTACTTAGTGTTGATCCAAACAGCAGTGATAAAACCAAGCGCAAGCTTAAAGGTTTTGTGACGAGCCCTCACTTTGTTCGCATTAATGGCATCTCATACCTAAGTAATGATGATACCCGCGGTTTGCTTTAAGCCTATCAGAGAGAGAACGAATGCCTGACTTTATCGACCATGCTAGTAGTAACGAAACCAAGTTTACTGAAATGGCAATCGCAAACCAGCTTAAACAGTCTATGCAGACAAGCGAACAAGAGAGTGCAAAAGAATGCCTTGAATGTGGTGACCCTATCCCTGAAGGGCGTCAGATAGCGATAGCGGGATGCCAGTTTTGCGCACCTTGCCAGGCTAAGTTGGAGTAACGATATGAAAGATTGGTTCGACAAATTAACCAGTGGAGTTGCTTACCTTGTGTCATTGGCAGGAATGACTTTCAGCAAGCTGACATTTGAGCAGTGGTATTTCATTTTATCACTAGTGATTGGCCTTGCAGCACTGGGATTGAACTATTGGCACAAGCGAGCAATGCAACGTATTGCTAGCGAAAAAGGAGTAGCACTGAGTGAAACTGACTAAGCGGATCATTTGTTCTGTAGTCGCTGTGATCGGCTTGGTAACAGGTGGTACGGCTGTTTATGGACCTGAATTGACGCAGCCCATTGGGCAAGTTGTGGTATCGGAACGAGACTTAGGAGCGCTGCGCATCACCCCTAAAGGACTGAAGTTGATTGGTGATGCCGAGGGATGCCGGCAGAACCCTTACGTTTGTCCGGGAGGTATTCCTACGAATGGTATTGGGAATACTCATGGTGTGCCAGATACGCCAATCACATTGGAGCAAGTCGCGATCGACTGGGTGAAAAATATTCAATCGGCCGAACGATGTGTGACCAATGCAGAAAGGATTTCAGGAGCGCAAATGAGCACGGGTCAATTTGACGCATTTACCAGCTTTGTTTTCAACTTCGGGTGTACCAAGTTTCGCAAAAATAAGGACGGCTCTGACACTCGGATTTACGCAGCAATCAAACATGGCAATTATCCCAAAGCCTGTGGTCACATTACGGAGTGGGTAAAGAGTCAGGGCGTTGTACTTAAAGGACTCGTCACTCGAAGAGGATTAGAACGTGATCGCTGCATGGAAATGGATTAAGTGGATTGGTCTTGCTGTGTTGGTGACGACCATCGCGGTGCTGAAGCTGCAGCTTCATACCGTCAAAGCAGAGAAAACCACATTAAGTGAAAAGCTCACCAAGTCAGAAGCAGACAACCAAATCAACTTAACCACCATTGAATTTTTGAAGGGTGAAAGTGAGCAAGCTAACAACATGTTAGTTCAGCGGCAACGGCAACACATAGCAGCAGAGGAAAAACTCAATGCAGACCTGGCAGCACTTAAAACAGAGCTGGCAAACGTTCAGTGCCATATCCCTGCCACTGTTACTGACCGCCTGCGCGAACCCTACTGAAACCGTCGCAACGCAGGTGTTCATGAAATTGCCACCTGCTGGAATGTTGGTGCCCTGTTCAAAACCACAAGTTCAAGGGACATGGCCAGAAGTGGTTACCGACGACATTCCCAAGCTAAAAAACGCACTGACTGAGTGTGATAACCAGATTGAAGATTATTTGCAATGGCGTGCTAGGCACGAAAACAAGAAGAGAAGTAAAAATGACTAAACCTACCTTTACATCAAAACCTGTCGTAGTCGCTATCGGTGGCACTGACTTCGTATTTACGCCAACGGTACAGGATGCAAATAACTATACCAATGACATGATGCCTAACAACAAAGTCGCGCCTGCCTATACGTACTTAACGCGTACCGTGAACCCAGAGCAAAAAGATGAGCTCACTGAGTTACTTGATAGCGTTCCTGGCTTAACTATCGAGCTTTATGCCACGGTCAGTAACGCTTCTAAAGGTGGTATCGAAATCACACTAAAAAAATAACAGATAGGGCAAAGCGGATTGAAGATAATCCTTTGGAACAAGCCTTTGCCCTTCGTCGTCATTTTTTGCCGAGTGAGCCAGACGACGAAAGAAGTTTAAGTCGCGCTATCTGGCTGGACAAACACCAGTTCGAACGCGAAGAAAGAGCGGTAATGAGTGCTATCAGCCGACTGTTTAGTCATTAACAGACATAAAGAGCGAGTGAGTATTACGCGATGAGCATGGAAAAACTGTTGATGCACATAGCGTTGGTTGATCAAGTCACCAAGCCGTTGCAGGGGATTACTAAAGAAGTACAAGCTTCGATGGATGCTGGTAAGCAAGGCATGCAAAACATGGCGGCAGGTGGTGCTGGTTTAGTCGCCACGGGCTTTGCTATTCAAAATGCGCTGATGCCAGCGATTGAAATGGATAGAAAGCTAGGCGAAGTGAAGTCGTTAGGGGTTCTGGATGAGGATCTCACTAAGCTTTCAAAGACCGCACTTTGGACATCGGCACAGTACGGGAAATCCGCCACAGATATTGTCGGCGCCTCATATGATATCAAGTCAGCATTTGGTGATATTGATGGAGACAACCTTTCTGACATCACCAAAAGCTCTGCCGTTTTAGCTGCTGCGACTAAGGCTGATACAGCAACCATTACGGATTATATGGGCACCATGTATGGTGTTTTCAAAAATCAAGCTGATGAAATTGGGGTTGGAATTTGGTCCAAACAAATTGCCGGCATGACTGCGCAGTCTGTTGAAATGTTTAAGACTACAGGCGCAGGCATGAGTAGTGCTTTCACTAGCATCGGAGCGAATGCGACCAGTGCAGGAGTTGCTATCGAAGAGCAGATGGCGATTTTAGGCACCCTTCAATCAACCATGAGTGGCAGCGAAGCAGGTACCAAATACAAAGCATTCTTGGCGGGTGTAGCCAACGCTCAAGATAAGCTCAATTTGTCGTTTACCGATAGCCAAGGTCAGATGCTGCCTATGCTAGATATTCTTGAACAATTGAAAGGTAAATATGGTGACACCTTAAGTGTTGCTGAAGCGGCTGATTTGAAAAAGGCATTCGGCTCAGAAGAAGCCGTTAGCATGATTAAGTTATTAATGGCTGATACCGAAGGACTCGCAGGCAGTATTGACCAACTTGGTCAAATCGAGGGAATGTCGAAGGCCGAGCAAATGGCCAGCACTATGACAGATCAGTGGGAACGGTTAGAAGCGGCATGGTTTGCGGTTCGTGCAGCGGTATTTGGTGCGATTCTTCCTTCAATCAATTCGGTTGTAGGCAGCATGGCTGACGGCTTAATGGTGCTTGTTGGTTGGACGGACCAATTTCCTTGGCTTGCTGAAATTCTTGGTTATGTCGCTATCGCAGGCCTGTCTCTTAGCGGGGTGATTGCAACATTGTCGCTTGCCATGGGGATCGGGCAAATGATGTCTGCTGGTTGGACGGTTACCATGACGAGTTTAAATAGCATCATGAGACTACTGCGTATTAGTACGCTGGCGAGTACTGCTGCTGCATGGCTATTTAACGCCGCGCTTTGGGCCAACCCGTTAACTTGGGTTGTCGCTGGTATAGCGCTGCTTATAGGTGGTATTGCTGCGGCAATCTATTGGTGGGACGACTTAACCTCCGCGTTTAAAGATACGGCTTGGTTTGATGTTATTGCTCATGCTATCGAAGGGCTCGTTGATTTACTCAATATGATCCCAGGTGTTGATATTGAACTGGGGAGCCAAATTGAAACGCCAGAGATGACAGCGGCCGTACAAGCTGAACACAGTACTCCTATATCACAGAACCTAACTCCGGGTGATGCATCAGAAGTTAAGCAATTAGAACTACTTCAACCTCAAATGAGTTACGAGTCTGCGATAGCGACGAACCAAGACGTTTATGGATATAAGCCAGAGCAAATGGCGCCGTTCAAAATTGCAGAAAGCCAGGTTATTTCTCAGCCAAGCATCAACGTTGAAGCTCCAAATCTAGATAATCAATCACCTCAACCGTTTATCGAATACAAAGGGAAGCGCAACGAGCCACGATTGCCTCCTCAAGTGGTGAACAATATGAAAACAACCAATCACAGTGATGCTAGTAGAGTTAGCTCTTTTGGCGACGTGTATATCACTGCCCCTAACGGAATAACACCAGACCAATT